CCATTAATCTTGATGTCACCTCTTAGTTCTTCAATAGCTTTATAAACTTCAGTCAAATCTACTTCTTGATTTACTACAAACTCTTTACCCTCAATAACGTCTAGTCTTTGGTTAAACGTACCCCAAGTATAAAACCCTCCACCAATGGCAGATACGAGTGCGATTAACATTCCAATAGTTTGTAATTTAGATACCATTCCTTGCATCAATAAGCTCCTTTAATTTTCTATATGCTTTGTTAGTTTTGTCTCTAGCAACATCCATTTTGACTTCGTGTTGGGCCACTGGATCTATCGTTGCCATTGATATTTGATTTTGATAAATAGTTTTGTCATAACCCACTAGTGCAACTTGGTCAAAGAACGCAGGATTGCCACCAGGTAGTTGGCGGTTATCAATCATAGCATTGTTAAGTGCCGTGTAAGATGACAAGTCAGGTTGATTAGCAGTCATCTCTTTACTTAAAATAGCATTGACTACATCTAAGGTTGCAGTGACCTGTTGTATTTTACTAGTCACTTGTTCTTTAATGACTCGTTCTATGTTAGCTATATCTATTTTAGGTTTTTCAGTAGTTATATCTTCTTCCACTGTTGCGTCAGGCTTTGACTCAATCTTTGTTTCAACTGGTTTCTCGACAACTTCTTCTTGTTCGGTAGTCTTTGCCTCTGATACTGGTTCGTCTGCAACAACTTCTTCGCTACTGGGTTGTTCTTCAATTTGTTCATCTATTGCTTCTTCCATTACAACTTCTTGCATGGGTTTTTCTTCCATGATGGGTTCAGGTTCAGCCGATGCCATCATCACAGGTTCTTTAATATCTTCGATTGGTGTTTCTTCCATAGGTGGTTTTTCTGTCACAATCTCCATAACAGGCTTATCCATAGGTTCTTCTATAAACTCAGGCTCATCAGTAAACATCTCAACAAGTTCGTCTGTACTCATTGGTGCTACTTCAAACATCTCCATATCACTTGGCATACCAATATCAAAGTAGTCAGTCTCAGGCATACTTAGTTCTTGGTCAAATACTTCTATGTTTTCGAAGTTAGGCATCATGTCAGTGGCATCCATTGACATAACTTCTACTTCAATACTTTCAATCTGCATATCATCCATACTGATCTCCATTGGAGGTAACTCATACATTACAGGCTCGAAGTCATTTTCTAATTCTATTTCTTCAGGCACAAAGTAAGTGATAGTTTCAGGTATGGCATACACCACAAATTCTTCAGGGATATAAAAATCTTCAGGTATGTTTTGGATAACTTCTTCTACGGCCGCAAGTTCTTCTGTAGCAGGACAAGTGCTTGGTACCTTTTGCCAACAATACTCTATTGTCGTGACAGTGGTACTAGACAAAGCTGTGTAATCAACTGTTGCCATCGGATTAGTTACATCCACTCCAGCATGGCCTCCGTTATAACCTGCTTGATTATTGTTGGTAATGTCAAAATCAAAACGATACGTCATAGTACCGTGAGTCATATTAGGATCAGCGTTCATAATTAAAGTATTACCGTAATTATTTAACTCATAATTATGATTGGTAGTATCGACAAAGGTTGTGCTTTGGGTAGTAGTGTCAACACCGTTGGATGCAGTTTGAGTCATGGTAACGATAGACTCAACATAGTTCCACCACCTGATGTCAGCAGTAAAGTTAGAAGTAAAACCTTGTTTCATTTCTTCTAACGTCAAATAGTCTGTAGAGTTTATAACTGTTTCTGCGTAAGTGTTTTCTTTACCAGTCAACCAAGTTGAATGATCCAAATCACTGTTGTCAGGAAATATTGTACCATTCCAAGTACCATCATCAAAGTCTTGTGATATTAAATTACCAGTCGTTACAGGATTACCTGTAGTAACGGTAGTGATAGTAGTGGTGTCACCTAAGTTGGGAGTGTCAGGTAAAACTACGTCTGTTGCTTTACTCGTTACCGAGCTTAACAGTACCGCCAGAATAAGTAATAATATCTTCATCTTCTTCTTGCTCCAAGTCTGCTATTTTTTTATCGTCTATTCTTGTAGTGTAGTTTAAGTTTTTAGTGTACTCCTCATAGTCAGGTCTTAGCTTACTATAAAGTTTCCATTTTTCTTCAGCTTCAGCACCTATGCTTCCTAAATACGGACAACTCGTACCCGCCATAGCCATCGCCTCAAACACCATTGGGTTTTGACAAAGTAATGCAATACTTGCTACACGCATATTCATATCATGTAGGGCTTTTGCAAGTTTAAGTCTTTCGCAGTTTAAATCTCTTTTAGAAGTACCCATAGATACACCTAAACCAAACTTCTGTACGCCACCTACTACCGCTATGCTACATACGTCTTGTGACATATTAGATAAGCTAGGTGCAGCAGAACTAGGCACGACACGTTGATCGCCAGTGTATGCGTTGTTTGTGGTACTGTTTGTAGTGGTTGTGTTAGAAGATGAACCTGATTGATAATTAGTAGTGGCCTCTGAATGATAGCCACCTGTAATAGCGGTGTTCGTTGCCGAACTACCTGAAGTAGACTGTGTGTTAGTAGTCGATCCTGCACCAGTAACATCTGCTATTGCAGAGTTCATCAATGCACTGAAACCCCATAACATACATACTGTAATTATTACAGCTATGCCTATACTTCTTATCATACTTCTTCTCCGTATCTGCTCTCGCAATAAAATTCAAAACCTTGCATATTGTCACCATACTCAAGCAAGTGTGGAGTCAGTAACTCAACCTTGTTCTCAGTGATAAATTCCCAACACGCCCATGTATCGTTAAATGTTTTAAGTTTATATTCTCTGCTGTATTGATCCCCACCATGAAATGTAAGCATGATAGTTATAACAAAGAACATCATTTTTTAACTAATGATCCACCAAAGTATAAACCAATAATAGCTGATACGAGATTAGTATCTAATGGTGTTATGACGATACCTTTGTGTGCCATTGGTACCCATTGCATAACATCTTTGCCTTCAAAGAATAAGAAACCTGGTTTCCATTCTGTATAACCCACAATTACGTGAGCATCAGGTGAAACTAATGGTAGGATCTTTGGTAAGACCACAATAGCAAATACTGCTGTTAAGGCGATAATACGTCTAGTCCATTGGAAGCCTGTGTTTTCATATTCACGTGCTTCTTTAAATATCTCTGCTTGTTTATCAGCTCTTGCTAATAACATCTTTTGCTCTGCTTGTTTTGCTTTGATAGACTGTGACCATATAGTCATCACTCCACCAAGCACGGTACTACCGAGCATGGTAATCATTTCAAATGGCATTAGTGCCTCCTATTTAATTGTATAACCTGTTGGTTGGGTAGATAACATCGGAGTCTTTTCAGCTTGATTTCCTGCAAGAATATCTTCGATGTTTTTATTTATATACCAAACGACTGAACCTATAATACTATCTCTAGTAAAGGTGTCTGAAATCTCTTTTAGCGGACAACCAAACTGCAATAACAGTGATACCGCTTTACCTGAACTCCGTAACTCTCGGTCTAGTGTTGATTCTGATTTTTTTGTTTTCACCCATACTGCTACAGGTGTAACACCTTCTTCATCAATCACGTAATCAAGAATAGCATTGAGTGGATTATCATCCACTATCATTCTCACATTCGCAGAATACATTCTGTCAGGTACTTTAAATCGTGCCACGTTATTCATTTTCTATTTCTTTTAACATTTGCAATACGTGTATTGCTTTGTCAAGGTTTTCAATACGTGAGCCTTTTTGTCTTAAAATATATTGTATGGCATCGCCTTCAGCTTTACCTACTTTGTTTTTTATAAAAAATTCCATCAACTGTATTGGCCATGCTAAATAATGTTCACCACCTACTTGTTCATCAAAAGCACTCATGGACACACTTTATTCCATCTACCGCCTTTTGACAAGACCATAGGTAATAATTTTGGTAAACCATCGATGATGATACCACAACCAATAATCGGTCTTGATTTTTGAGTTTTACAATATTCGAAAGCTAATGATTTGGCATCTATGAGACACCCGACCTGCATACCCCAGTTAAGGCTATTAGGGTTGCCCCAGTATTGTATGTTGTAAGAACTGTGATAGTGGCCTTGAACAGTTGGACAACCATATTGCTGTGCCACTTTCAAGACGTTGGCAGCTTTGCCATGACAGAAGTAAACCTGTTGACCATTTGACATCGTGATAAGGAGATCATCGTGCCATACCCAACCAGGCCCTACTTGTAAGAACTCATTGTAAGACTTCATGGCAGCTCTAGGCAGACCACTAGCCTTTTGTCTACGATAGACTAAGGAACCATGATTACTATCCATCAGATCCATCTGTGGAAATAGTTTTTCCATTTCATGGATTGTGGGTAGTGAGGCTTTGTGTTCGTCACCTGCACTATACAGGTCAGGATCACTGTCATGAAAACTTATGGCGTGAGAGTCAACCTCATCACCAATGTGAATAACACGATCAGGTTTGTATTTTTTTTTAAGACTTTTAAGAAAAGGTATTAGATCAGGATGATGGTAAGGACAATGGGTATCTGAAATAACTAGTATGACCGAGTTCTTAGACATACTTGTTTATACACTGATTTACCCTATACGTGCAATACTAGGTAAATGAACGAATAATTAAGAATAACATCTGAGCAAAGACAGTAGTGCCAATAAACCACACTAAAGCACGAAGTTGACGCATATCTTTTTCAATATGAAACAGATGATTATCCTTCATTTGGGTTAATCGTTCTGCGATTACGTCAACTTTGCCTTCTAGACGTGCAATATCTACGCTATTCTTTTGACTCTGATCCATCTGTAACTTCTTCTTTTGGAAGTTCAGCTTGGAGCTGTGCTGTCCAATGATTAGCAACAATATCTAAATCAGATTTTTGTTCAGCAATTCTTATGAGTTTTATATAAGCTGCTTTACCTTTATCAGATAATTTAGATTCATCATATTCTTTATTAT